GTTACCTATTTCGACAACTGTCCCCTCTTTATCTTTTGGGTTGTGCCTGTCATCCAGTGCAACGAAAATACTTGTTTCTCTTAATTTAACTTTTGTTCCTACTTCCATAATTAAAATTTTAATGTGATTGATGATTTGCGAGGTGTGATTGATACTTGTGGCACCTCGTTACCGTAAGCGTCGAAAATAACTTGCGTTTGCTTAAGGGCCAATTTCAGCAGCTCCTCACGCTCTTTAAGGTCTGCCTTAAGATTTTGATAAATTGGATCGTCCGAGTAGTTTATTGTCTCGCCTCCGTTTACTGGAGTGAACTCAACGCCGAAGCAGGTCATTTTCTCCTCGGGCAAGTGCTTACGCATTTCCGCGTCGGCTGAATTAACGACCTCTTTAAGTCGGCAAATGTTAGCCATAAACATGTGCTTATCGACGTTACCCTCTTCGAGTACGTTGTCGACCATTCGCTTGCCTGTAAGGATTGCGTCTTTTTTTGTAAACGATGGCTCGTACATCGTGATTAGTTGTTCTGAATTCTCAAGGAATAGTTTTGCTGATGCTCCCATTTTAATTTAGTTTTAAATAAGCGTTACACATTTTTTTATTATCGGAATAGTAAACCGATTTGACGGTCTTGCGCATCCATTTGTCGAACTTTTTAGCCTCTTTGAGGTTTACTTTTGTCTTTTCCATTTTTGTATTATATTTTCGATTGATTGTTTTACCTCGTTCTCCGAGTCTACTGGGATTAGCTTGTGCAATATTTTTGTTTGCGTGCCTTCCTCAAATTTAGTTTTACGGCCTGCGCCTCGTTCGTTTCTCATTATTTGTGTCTAAATGGTAACTCTTCAACGCGCCAAATGCGCTTGCAAACTATTGAGGATTGATGAAAAATTAATACTGCCTCAGCAATGCTGCTGGCTTCGATATCTATTTCGTAATCAAAGCACTCATCGTAGTTTTCCGTGTAATAATATAGCCTATAAGTTCTCATACATTCGGGCCAATCTAAGGCCAATATTAAGGTTAGCAATCATTCGTTGTTTGTTCCAAGATTTTACCTCCCACCCAAAAAGTTTTTCGTTACGTTCAAACCTTCTTAGGTGATCGTTGTAGCGTCGGTCGCTTTCTTTGTACGCCTCAAGTATTTTGATGGCGCGTTCGTGTTTTTTGATTTCAAGTTCTAAATTTTCCATTAGGATCTAAAGATTAGTTGACCGATAAAATATGCGGCCATAATTAAACAAAAAATGTACTGTGGTTTGCGATGTTGTAAAAAGTATTTCATAGTTGTTTGATTTTGTTGGAGCAAATCTATAACAATAAATTAATTAAACAACAAAAAATTAAACAAAGTTTGTTTTTAATGCTTATTTATACAAATTCTAAATAAAACGGGAGATAAAAAAGCGGCGGTAAATGTAGAGAATTGCCGCAATAATAAGCAGTAACCAAATCCAACCGAACCACTCTTTGCGCTCAACGTGTTTCTCGCTTGCTTTGGTAGATTGTGTCGCAGTTTTTTGAGTTTTGCGTGTATTGTGTACGCTTTGAGATTTAACAGCCTTAAATCGGCTTATTTGCGTTCGTTTCTTAATACGGCCGTTCTTAATTGTAGTCTTTTTGCCGTGACTATCTACAATAACAATAGGTTTGAGCGTGTCTACTGGCGTAATCTCAAACTCATCGACGCAAATTGTGCTATCGATGTCCTCTTTTGTCTCGATTTTAGTCGAGTCAACAACAGTAATCTCGCTTTTTGTGGTCGTTTCGGTTGTGCTTTTGTTGACTTTACGCGCCCCGCAGCTCGCAAATAACAATATAATAAGTATATAAGTAAATTTATTTTCCATTATAACTATATTATCTGATTTTATTTTCCACTATTCTAAGGTTATTGACCTCGTAATCGCCGCCTTTCTCAACTTTAATGTGAGCAAATCCGTTGTTCCAATTGTTGTAGGGCATATATTCGGGAGATAAACCACATAATGCACCCACGCTCCAGGTGGTAGTTACGTCTCCGCTAAGATTAACCTCGGTATGTTCGCTCGTTCTATGGTGGTGGCCAATAATACAAGACTCTTTTGCTTTCATATAAAGGCCACGCGCTGGGTTAACAGGTGGCGCAAAGCCGCTAAAAAATTCGTGTCCGTGCAATAGTGGCAATTTACCCGCTTTTGCGATTTGTTTTGACTTGACCTCTTGCACTCCGAACTCGCCAAAGCGTAAAATCGTAGCCAGTTCAAAGTCAGGAATACCCAACAATTCGGGAGCCTGTAATTTGAGGAAGTTTTGCCAGCGATCCTCATGGTTGCCAATCTTAAAATATATCGGGCATTGGAAGTGATCCTGCAAATTCTTTAAAAAGTTACGTGTCATCTCAAGCTCGTCGGCCATATTGCGAAGGCGTCGGTCTTTAATAAAACGCGATAACATATACATGTCGATAGTGTCCCCATTTAAGTAAACGCAGTCGACCTTCTCAACCTTGCCGTAGTCAATCGCGAGCCTGAGCGCGTCGTTGTTTTGGTAGGGGAAGTGAATGTCCGTTAAAAACAAAATGTTTTTGTTCGGCACAATAATGGTGCCTTGTTTCTCGTAGTCGCTTTCGGGTAACTCAAACTCTTTACTCATAAATTGTTTTTTTTCTTTGTCCGTTCGTTCTCCAACCGCGTTTTTTTGCGGCCTATCGCTGCGCTCGTTTCTTTGAGTTCTAACGACTCCGCGAGCGTTGTCAACAGTTATAAAGTCAATAGGATAATCTTTGTGCAATAGCCTTGAAATTGCGTAGGTCGATGCCTTTGGAAACTTTGCTATATACTCGCGAGCGATTTCGCCCTTGTATGTGATTTTACTCTCCAAAATATATATCGGCTTCGGTCTTGCGTCTGATTGTGAGACCTTTTAAAACGTTCCCGCCTGTCTTATTCCATTTTAAAAACTCGGCCCGAATTGACGGATCAAAGTGATTGAAGTTGACCTTGCGTAAAAGTGTGGATTTCTCGAAGTTTGCGGGGCCTATGTTGTACGATAGTGAAACCAAAGCGTTGAACTGTCCCTGATCAAGTGGCGACGTTACTAATTTACTCACTCTTGCCGCAAATTTGTCCGCTATAACCTTAAACATCTCAAATGCTTCGAGTTCAGTGATTGGCTTATCGAGTAGCGTTACTTTTTTGCCGTTTGTGTAATAAGTATTTCCGTAGCCTATGGTCGGTACTTTCGCGCTGCAAAGGTACGGCTTAGAGCTAAAACCCTCGAATTTACAAATTAATCGATACCCCGCGTTATTTAGTTTCATCGTGAGAATGCTTTGAATAATAAGGTAACTAAGGCGGCCGTAAACGCTACGGCTATGACTTTGGCTTGTTTGATATACACCTTAAGCTCGGCATCGTTATCCTCCAGGTCAATCACTCGCGTGTCGATATCTGATATTTTCCAAACAAGGCCGCGAAATCCGTTGAGGTCGTTCCCGAGTAGAGCTTGTTTTATCTCTCGTATATCGGCTGAGCGAATCTCGCTATCTTTTTTAATCTCTTTGATATGCTGCTCTATTCGGTCGAGGCGTTCGCTTTCAATGCTCATGAGTTCAATTTGTTTGGCTGCGAAAGATACAATTTAATCCCTCCCAAAGTAATAACTATTATTTTTAATATTGTGCCGCAATATGCTGGCAATCCAAATTGCGATATAAGTTCCACAAGTAAATCAGTCGTTTGGTCGAGAATACCCAAAACGATTAGAATAATTGGCAGGATATGTTCTTTAATTTGTTTCATCTTCCACAATTATTTCATAGTTTCCGTGTGCTATCGCTTCCGCTTCGTCAAGCGTTTCAATATATCCATTTTCTAAAATCATTCTATATTTTATCATTAGCGTGGTGTTGTAAAAGTTTGAGAAATTGCTGAATAATCCATTTGCATCGTTCTTGCGGTTAAACCTACTGATTTTTGAATCATTGAATCAAATGAATAGCCAATATTTAAAGGAATGTTTGTTGTGTGAGTAGCTACTAAAACTCCATCAATATAAAAACCAACACTTGAAGCGTCTGCATTTACAATTATTTTCAATTTATACCATTGATTTGCCGTGACAGGAATTGATGTTATAGTCGCAGTTCTTGTCAAAGACCTTATTGTGTAACATTTCCAATTTGGTGTAGCAGTTGGCAGTATTCCACCTTCATCGTAATAAAAAAATATTGCATTTGAAGGGTTTGAATAATTTGAGAAATTCATTAAACCATTAAAAACCACAAATCTTTCAACTGAAGTTGATAAAGTAGGTATCATTATTGAAGTTTCAATAATTATTTGACCATTTGCTATTCCTATTGCATTATTTGCTATTCCTGTTCCTGCATTACCTGTTATAGTAGTTCCTGTTGAAGCGTTAGCATAACCAATTTTATTGCCTGTTATAAAATTTGAGATTGTAGTACTTGCACCTACTCCACTTGACCTTGATTGCCATCCATCAACAAATAATGTAGATATATAATCGGTTGAAGCCTCCCAACCGTTACTAATACGAGTAAACAAATCAGCGTTTTGTGGTGTAAACCCTAAAGCATCTTGTTTGCTGTTAAATGTACTCCAATCCGTAGAAGATAATGCGCCTCTATTTGTAGCCGAAGCCGTTGGGAGATTAAATGTGTGCGTTGCAGTTGCTGAACTTATAGCAAAGTCCGTTCCGCTTGTGCCTGTTGCAAATGATTGCACTTGCGCAGTCAATCCGTTTAATGCAGTTATGCCTGTCGAAAATGTAGTAATGACTTCGCAAAGGTGATTATCTTCCGTGTGAAGTTTAATTGTACGGCCCGAAGGAGTTACATATATACGAACTGCCAACCTATCGGTCGCTAATAACGTTGTTTGTGGTACTGCCAACGCGCTTACATATAAATCAATAGCCGTTCCATTTGTAATCCCTTCGGGTGTTGCTGAATTTGACGCTATTAATGATAAAGTCATTCCGTTCCATTTGTATAACTCAACGTAAAATGAAGGCGAACCGCCATTGCTTGAGGCACTAAAATACGTTTCAAAGTTCCAATTACCCGCAGGAATTTCCAATAAATTAGGAACATTTGCGTCGGTTATAAAACTTTGAATATATCCGTTTGCTGCAATAGTAAAATCAGTACCCGCCCCTAATATCGGAGTTCTATCCATCTCTTTAAACGCAACTCCTCCAAATGTGCCTTGTGATACACTTCCGTTTAAATAAAAAGACAAAGACGCTCCTCCACCTGTTGAATTTGGGAAATTTGCAAGTGAGCCATCGCCTCGCACGTATTGACTAACAACACCCGCACCTGTAACAGCCAAAGTTCCCGCGCTTGTGATTGGACTATTTGCTACGCTAAACGCTGAGGGCATTGTCAAACCAACCGAAGTAACGGAAGCGGGAATATCGGCAGCCGTGATAAACGGATTAATACCATCCTCGCCATCGTTTGTTAAGTCGCTTGTTTTTGTAACTGCCGCAGGTATTGTCGGCTTGTTTAAAATTTGATTATTGCCGCTGGTTGCGTTCCAATTTGAAGGTTGCGCAACGAGTGGATTGCCCGCTCCTAAATTTGTCCAATATAGTGGGGCCGTTGGAAGTATTGAGTCATTACTTGCAATACATCGGTAAACATTTCCGAGATACCAAACTACATCGCCAACCACATAAGCGTTATTGGTTGCGGTTAAATGGTCGGTTGTAAATGGCAAAGCGACAAGTAAACTCGCAGGCACATCGGCAGCCGTTATAAATGGATTAATGCCATCCTCGCCGTCGTTTGTTAAATCGCTAGTTGCAGTTGGAATGCTCGGTGTATTTGATAAATCATTATAACTGCCACTTGTTGCAACAGTTGCTAAAATAGGCTTATTTAAAATCTCAGCCACTCCACTAGTCGCGTTCCAATCGCTATTGACTTGAGGCGTTACATCGGCCGCAGTTATAAACGGATTGATGCCATCGCTTCCGTCGTTTGTTAAATCGCTCGTTAAGGTCGGAATGCTTGGCTTGTTTTTTATGTAGTCGGGAGCTTGGTCGTCCGCTTGATCCCAATCGCTTTGTACTTGCTCGCCAATAATTCGGTTGATATTTACAACATAATTATTGGGGTTTGCTATAATTTGCACCTCGTCTACCGCAGCTTGTACGTTGATGTCGATTGTCTCAACTATAACAGCTGCATTTACGACGATGTCGTTGATTGTGTCTTGTACTATAATGTTAACGTTATCCGCCATGCTTATCGTGTAATATCGTCGGTTATTGTAAAGAGTCCACTTATCCAAGTGTCAACCTCGCCACTCGCTTGAGTGATTTGTATATCGTATCGATACGAGCAGGCTTGAATATCTATGATTTGTTCGTCAATACAAAACTCGCCGTTTACTGCATCAAATATAGTGATTGGCACCTCAAGGGCAACAACTCCCCCTGGCTCTTTTCTGAGCTGCATTTTAACGTCTGCGCCTGTAAGGTTGAGAGCTACGTCGTTAACGTTTATTTGGAAGTCCGTTTGTTTGAACGTGTCCCCTCTTTTGGTCGTGAAATTTAATGTCGATGCCATTTTTTAAAAATAGTTTTAATTTTTTGATGTTCTCCTCAGTTCGTTTGTCTA